GTAGTAATATAGGTGGGTCATATAAGGACTGCTTTAATAGAGACTATGCTATCAAGGTGTTTGATGCATATATGAAACGCTACGCTAGAGAGGCGTGGACTAACCCTGCTAAGTTCGATGCTGAGAAAGTAGCTCGTATACACAATGGCGGTCCTCGTGGCTACAAGAAGAAAGCCACACAAAAATATTGGAAAAAAGTAAAAAAAGTACTTGACAAGACAGGTACGCTGTGCTATAATATAATCCTATGATACAATCCTCTACTACTATCTTTCGAGACATACACATTGTATGGTCTCCTTCTATGCAACACTATGCTTGCTCTTATCAAGGTCATGATGACGTTGTAGCTCCTGCGGGAACGTCTGAGCTATCACGCATGGAAATGCTACGTTATGTGATGGATAACTATAATGAGGTCTTAGAATCTGCTAAGCACTTATTTATCCGCTCTGAAATCTTAGGTAAGCGTTACGCTGAAACAGGGAGTCTATAATGCCTGATGACGTATTCTATCCTATGCTTATGATTGTCGGTGTTCTCATTACGGGCTTCATACTCGGTATCCTAGTCGGTAGGCTTTGGGAATCCGAGGTACGCCTGTACGGGGGTGTTAGGAAGTTCGACGAATAAACCTCAAGTGAGACTTTGTTCGGACGGGGGTTCAAATCCCCCCACCTCCACCAAAAAACCTTGGATTTTACTTGACAAAATTTTGGGGGCGGGCCGCCCGGCGAGCATAACCCCTTTTGATATAAGGGGTTATACGATTTCCAAAATAGTTCTTGACATGACCCCATCACCATGGTACAATATGTAAATATGAAACCCCCACTAAAAAAAGAAGAAAAAAGACTTGACAACACCCCTGCACCATGGTATAATGGGGTCATGAAATACGCGCTCGCATTCTGTCTAGGCATCATCACCCATGCCTATATCTTCCCTTCTAAGCCTACCGTTGAGATGTCGGATATGGATATTGAAGAAATTTCTTGGATTTTACTTGACAAGCTCGAAGAGAGCGGTTATACTATTGTCCAAGCTAAGGCTAACATCACCCAACCCAAACGCGGTTGGTTCTCTAATTAAATTCTAACCCATAGGAGATAC